TCGACCTGTTTTTGGCTGTAGCGACTAAGCCAGGCCGTAGCCAGACAGAACTGGCTCGCGATTGCGCCCTAACACCGGCTGCTGTATCACGGCAGGTTGATGTTCTAGGCGTATCAGGCCGCAAAGATGATATTGGCGGCAAAGCAGGCCTTTTGTGCATCAAAAGAGATCCCGCTGATGACCGGATTTGGCGTGTTTATTTAACACCCGAAGGCGAGCAATTTGCATCATTATTGGAGACTATTCTCAATGACAGTGTTCTGGCGGAAGGACCGGAATAAGTGGGTTTGTCGTCTCATTTCAGACGACGGATTCACTCAATCTAGGTCCTTCAATACCGAGGATGAGGCAAGGGCTTATGAGCTTGCTCACCTTGAAGGAGAGGCGCGGCAACGTGCTCAATGCAAACGACCTTGGCAACAAGGCGAATTTGATGGTCAAACGCTCGGCCATTTGGTCGATATATGCGAAGCGCGGGACTGGGAGGGTAAGGACCCTTCACAACACGAGAACGCGCAGCGTTTGGCCAAGTTCCTGGGCCCTGCTTTACACCCAAAAAAGATCACGACGTTGTTTGTCGATGACCTTGTGGTGGACCTGCGCAAGGGGCCATGGGGCAGGCCTATCTCCAACACCACGATCAGGAAGTATCTCAGCGCCCTACAGGTGATGCTGAAGCGTGCTGTACGGATGCGATGGATTGACGCCTTGCCGTTGATGCCAGAGGGTCGGACGCTACCGCTGCCAGAGCCCCGTGATTTGGTTCTACGGGACGAATGGATCGCGTTGATGTTGGACCGGCTGGAGCAACGCGAGAAGCGGATACCTGTTGCGCTGACTAAGTTCCTGCGTGAGCAAGGCTGCCGTGTTGGTGAGGCATTGAACCTCACATGGGACCGTGTTGACCTTGACAGACGCGAGGTTAATTACGTCAAAACCAAGGGCAACATGCCGCGCCGTCTGCCTATTACAGCGGAGATGGTTGGGGTGTTGAAAGCGATGCGTGCCAGGGGTAAAGACAACGTCTTTCCGATTAGTTACGGCGCATACCTTGATGACTACAGCGAAGCAAAGCATTATGTATGCGACCAGCTCCAATTAAGTGATGCTGTCCGTCGTGAGTGGTGCATACACAGCCTGCGCCACACCAAGATCAGCCGCATGGCACAAGCAGGAAAGCCAGCTCCCAAGATTCAGCTATGGGCTGGGCACAGATCGCTTGTTGTTACGCAGCGCTACATCCACCAGGCCCAAGTCGGTGCTGCGGAATTGGCGGAATGTTGATCGTCGGCAACGACGTGAGACTTGGTTAACTCCTGGGTGGTCTGGAGAGTTAACCACAAGCCCCGAACGAGATTTGAACTCGTGACCTCACCCTTACCAAGGGTGTGCTCTACCACTGAGCTATCGGGGCATGTGGCTGGTGATGGGCCGGGTTGGATTTGAACCAACGTAGGCAGAGCCAGCGGATTTACAGTCCGGTGCGGGATTACGCGTCGGCAAATAACAGGCCACAACTCAGTTCCTCACTGCGATCCTTGAGAATGGCCAATCAACAGTCAAGCGTCGGGCAAGACCCAGAATTTGACCTGTATCAGACCCAGAAAGACCGCGAATTATGGGGTCGGCATGTTGGCGCAAGCCGTGCACTTCAGCAGGGTTGGGAGAAGGGAGCGCAAGGGACTATTGCTCAACGTCTGCAGCTTGATTACCTCGATGAGTGCCGCCGCGTGTGGCTCAAGAGCAAGCACACTCCTGGCCGTCAGGCCCACGTTTGGAACCTGCTATCGGATGAGAAGGCCCTAAAACATGTGGCCTTGGAGGCCTGGGTCTGGCTGCTTTCTTCCCTGCGGGAGGACCGCAGCTACAACCAAATCGCCACGATCATTGGCGCCCGCAGCGAGATCGTGCTGTTCATGCTTCACCCCTGCTGGGGCCGTGGCATGCACCTGAAGGGGCTGCGCCTGGTCAACGGCGGTGGCATGGATATGTCGCTGATGATCAAGCGCTTGCGTGATGCTGGGTTTCGCAAGGCCGCCAGCTACAACCAGCTGTCACGGGCAGAGCGTGCGGCATTAGGCGCAGTGCTGATCGAGTGCATGATCAGCAGCACCAAGATGATCGAGGACTACATCCGCGTTAGGCACAACAAGAAGCAGAGATACCTGCGCTATACGAGCGCCTACTGGGACTTCCTTGGCCGTTGGAAGGAGGCTGCAAGCCTGTTCCGCACCGTGCGATTGCCGATGTGCATGGAGCCGCGGCCATGGACTAATCACAACGACGGTGGGTATCTAACGAGCGTGACAACGATCAGCCCCGTGGCATGGGAACGGTGGCCAGAGGTCACCAAGTACGTGCACGAGCGTGTGTATTGGCAGCTGAATATTCAGCAGGAGACGGCGTATCAGATCGACCACGAGATGGTTGATTTCACCCGCTCGGTGTGGGATCTAGGCCATGAGCTTGGCAGCGTGCCTAGTAAGAACAGGTTGCCGCTGCCTGATGACAATGAATACAAGAGCCAGGGACGTGGCCCCAGCGAGGTGTGGGCTGATATGTGGAAGTACAACCTGGACCGCAAGAAGGATGGTGCCAGGTCAGCCCTGGTAAATGCGTTCATCAGCTACGACAAACAGCTCAAGGACGCAGACGCAATGTTTTATGTGGTGCGCATGTGCAGTCGCGGCCGTGATCATTACCAGGGTGCACACATCAACCCACAGGGGGCTGAACATTTTAGGTCTTGGCATAAGTTTAAAGAACAAAGTCCAATAAAGGGACACGAGACACAGTTTGCGTGGTCTATAGGTGAGGCTATGGGTCTTGAGAAAGACGTGAAGTTAAGGATGCTTCACCTTAGGGATATGGGGGATATGTTCCGCGCTGTTGGTGAACAGCCACTGCAAATGCTGGACATCATCAGCGGGGTTAAATCACCCTTCCGTTTCAAGCAACTGTGTGAGGACTGGGCTGGCTATTGCAAGGATCCGGGGTACACCAGCGGGACAATCCACTGGCGGGATCAGAGCTGCAGTGGCTGGGGGCACTTGGCTTGCCTCACCAGGGACCACTTGTTGGCTGGCTACACCAACTGCATCGGCAATAGCTCTGCTGATTTGTATAGCGGGGTTGGTGAGCTGGTGCTTGCCAAGCTCAAGTGGCGATCGTCTCACGAGAACGATCCACAACAACTGTGCTGCCAGTGGTGGATAGCAACAGAGATCCCACGCTCGCTATGGAAAGCGTGCCTGATGCCTGTTGTTTATGGCCGCAGCTACCGCAGCTTGGTTGATGTGATTACGCAGTGGTTGCGTGATGACCTGCAAGATTTCCTCACCCCGGAGGGCATCCGTGTACTGGAGCTGGCGCAGTGCTTGGCCAGTGAGGTCAACAACGTGATCAAGGAAGCGATACCGAACTGCCGTGAGCTGTCCCGGTGGCTGAGCAAGACCGCCACCATTCAGATGGATAAGGGGCTACGGCCTTACTTCTTTACACCGCTGGGCTTAGGCGTTGAGACCTGGGCAACAGAGGGGAAACAGGACGTGGTTGAACTGAACCTGGCTGGTCGGAAGATGAAGCTGAGTATCAGAGATAAGGGCACCGCGATAGATCGACGGCGCACCTGCTCCAAGCTCGTGCCTGACTTTATCCACGGGCATGACGCGGCGTTCCTGCACACGTTTGTGTGCCACTGGGATCTGTATAAGCACCCGATTTCAACAGTGCATGACTGCTTTGGGACCACGTTGCAACACACGGGAACGATGTGCGCAGAGCTGAACGATCAGTGGACCAGGTTTTACAGCGTGGACTACCTGGCACGCCACAAAAAGATGGTGGAAGAGGTGTGCAAGGTGAAGGTGCCCGATCCACCGATGGTCAACACATTGAACCAGTTCCGCCTTGGTGAGAACCCCTTTTTGTTTTGCTGATTTAGTTGCCGACGAGAACAAGATCAACTAGGATCAATCTGCTGGCATCATCCGATTGAAACGACCGGATGTGTAAGCCCAGCATTCACCCTTCGCACTTATAAGCGTGCCTAAAGACAACATGGCCATGACTGCTGTAGGCAGGATGGCATTCGGCAACCTCATCGAGGCCAAGCCTGACAATTTCGGCAACACCCGGTGGGGCTGTGGTCTGATCTTGTCCGATGCAGAGGTAGCTCCCCTGCAAAAGTTCGAGCAGCTGGCAATCGAACGCCGCAAGGAATTCGATAAGAAGTTTGTTGCTCAATCCTCCCCCATCGTTCCCTCTGAAAAGAAGAACGAGGACGGAACCAAGGAGGCTGTACCTGGTGAGTGGCTGGTTCGCTTCAGCCGCAAGCTTGAGCGCAAAGCCAAGGACGGCACCCTCTACCGGCAGGATCCTCCCCAGCTGTGGGACAGCCTCGGCCGACTGGTCAACGGCAAGATCAAAGAGGTGCCCTGGGGCTCAATGGTGGCCGTGAGGTTTGAGTATTACGCCTACAACAGGGGCAGCATGGGTGTGAACTTTGACCTGGTCGGTGCTCAGATCAGCGAGCTTGCTGTAACCGAGGACGCACCGCCCCCGATCGAAGGTGGCTGGGTCGTCGAAGACGACATGGATCCAAGCGCTGAACTGCTGGCCAATGCTTGACCACCATCGGAATGAAGAAGGAGCGGGGCAAATTCCCCCTCCTGGACCTGTTCGACGATGCTCTTGCCGAGCAGCTCAGCAAGGAAGCTGGCGAGCTTTATGTCGGTGCTGAGTGGTGCGTTACCGGCAACGGTCTCGCCAACCAGGACGACGACACAACAGGCCTGTTTTTTCGCAGTCCGACATTCAATCGCATGTGCGTCTACGCATTCGTGAAGATGCACGCCGATGAATTGTTTGAGCAGATGATGCTCGCCACGGCCGAGAACATGAAGGCGTATCCAGAGGACGCCGATGCTTGATCGGTTCAATCTCCGCAACCGACAGCGGAAGGACAAAGAACACCGATCTCGCCTTGAAGACCAGGTGGAGCAGGCTCTGATTAATCAGGGCCTCTCCCCCGAGTACGAAGCTGAGAAGTTCGAGTACGTGTTGCACAGGAAGTACAAGCCTGACTTCCGGATTGGCGATGTGTATATCGAGGTGAAGGGATGGTGGCCGCCACCTGAAAGAACCAAGTTCTTAGCGGTGATCCTCAACAACCCCAACTTGAAGATCTTTGTTGCCCTGCAACGACCAAACCTGACGTTGAACAAGAAGAGCAGCACCACCTATGGGGAGTGGTGCAACAAATACGGCATCGCCTGGTGCCCTGTCCCTATACCCCCTGAATTTCTGAAGCGATGGCTGAACGGCGAACGTCCCACCTACCGTGCCCGCACTGCGGAAGCAGCGACGCGGCGCAGCTGAACCCCGATGGATCTCTCTACTGCCACTCATGCGAGGGGTTGTTTGATTCAGAGACCGGGGAGAAGTGGCAGAGCAAGAAGAAGAACAAGGCGCCACTGGTTGTTGTCGCTAAGGCAGACAAGACAACCAAGTTGATCGCACCGTTGAACGGGTTCACGGATGCGTTCCGTGGCATCAGCCCCAAGACAGCGCGGATCTATGACTACCAGGAAGGCCGGTATCACGGGAGCCCAGCCCATATCGCCAACTACAGGGACCAGTCAGGCGTGACTGTTGCCCAACACGTGCGGTTTGGTGACAAGCAGTTCCGATGGGCAGGCAGCAAGGACAAGATCCAGCTGTTCGGTCAACATCTCGGTAGCTCAGGCACGCTCATCATCACTGAGGGTGAGATCGATGCGATGAGTGTCTATGAATGCCTCCAAAAATACAAACCCAGCAAGCGTTATGTCGTTGCTTCTCTCCCCAACGGGGTCACTTCAGTCAAGAAAGATGGCAAACATAACCTCACCTGGATGCTCGGGTTCCAACGGCGCATCGTCTTCACCGACTTTGATGAGCCGGGCCGTAAAGCTGCTGCTGAGCTTGCCGCCTTACTTGGCCCTCGCACTGCTGTTGTCGGCAAGTTCGCATACAAGGATGCCAACGAGGCGTGGGTGGCTGGGGACCACAACGCCATCCTCCAAGCACTGGACAACGCTAAAGAACACAGGCCAGAGGCAATCGTTCATGCGCCTGATTTACTTGCCCGGATCCTCAACCCCGTTCATCAATATGGACTCCCTTTCCCATGGAAGGGATGGAACGATATGACCCAGGGCATGAAGCCTGGGCAGTTGATCATGATCAGTGGTGGTACGGGTATTGGTAAGAGTCTGTTTACCCGGAGCATTGCTCTGCACCTGGCCAAGGCAGGGACCAACGTTGCCTACATCGGACTAGAGGAAAGCTGCGAGTCAACACTGGAGCGGATGCTCTCCGAACAGATGGAGACGCCGATGTATCTAGACAGCGAAGCAGAACGTAAGGCGCGAGGCGTTGACGCGATCAAGCAAGCGATGGAAGGTTGGGCTCAGAACGTCTTCCTCATGGAGAAGTTCGGGTCAGATGAGTTTGATAACTTTGTCGCCAACGTTAGGCATTATGTATTAGGTGAAGAATGCAAAGTTGTAATCCTAGACCACTTCTCTCTTCTTGCTGATGGCATTGCCCTTAACACTGACCAGCGTCGCGCTATTGATCGGTGCATCAAAGATCTCAAGACGCTCGCTGTTGAACTTAACTTCACGATGGTCGTCGTCTGTCACCTATCCCGATCCAACTCAATGGGGCCTAGTCATGAAGCGGGGGGAGAACCAACCCTCGCCGAACTACGAGGCTCACATTCTCTAGCCCAAATCCCAGACCACGTGGTCATGCTGCAACGCAATCCCAGCCACGAGGATGCACAGGAACGGAACACAACTCACTGCCACCTGAAGAAGAACAGGGTGAAGGGAGAGGTGGGAGAGATGAGCAAGTTGGAATACATCCCCAGCCGATGCGTATTTGTAGAAACCCCAGTCGCTTACTGAGATGTCACTGATCATTGCTGATGGCGACATGCTCGCCTACAAAGCCTGCGCTGCAACGCAGTCCGAAACCAATCTCGGCACGTTGGATGACCCCCGGTGGTGCATCTGTAGTGACAGGCCACGCGCTCGGGAGGAGTTTGATAACTCCGTCCATGACCTGGCCGCGGCCGTGGGTCTGACCAGTGATGAGGTGGTGCTGTGCTTCACCGCCAACAGTCAGTGGCGCCGTGACTTGTGGCCGGAGTACAAGATCTCGCGGAAGGAAGTGGCCTGGCGTACCCCGGTTGGACTGAAGGACTTCAAGCAGGAGTTGCTGGGTAGAGAAAACACATTTATGTATGAGCAGATCGAAGCTGATGATTTGATGGGACTGTTTGCCACGATGGATGATCGCGATATGATCATTGCATCAGGCGACAAGGACCTGTTGCAAATACCAGGTAAGCACTTATGGATTAAGCCATCAACAATCAATTCATATGAGACACTGTTTAAGCAAGAAGAACCAGGCCGAACTATTCAGGACTTAGGGAATGGCTATGTACTACAAACAACAACAGAAGAATGGTCAGATGAATTCTTTTACGTGCAGTGCATCACGGGGGATACAGCTGATGACATTCCCGGCGCCTGTGCTGGAGTGGGTCCCGTCAAAGCCAAAGCTGCCCTCCGCAAAGCTCAGAAGGAAGGGACTCTGGACCACTGGGAAGTTGTTATTCAACAGTTTGAGAAAGGCGCACGCTTTCCAGACGCACGCGCCGCTGCGATACGAAACGCCCGACTGGTGAGGATTCTCCGCACCGGTGAATATGACTTTGAAACCCACGAGGTATTTCCATGGAACCCACCGATCAAGAGTCAGCCAAGCGTATGCTTGCCCAGTGGTTAAACGACGACATCACTGAAGCTCTCGATGTTCTATTCCCTGAGCGAACTCCGCGTCTAAGAGACACGCTCGATGAGATTAGGCATAGTGGAGGTCAAAGATCTGTCGTCCTCTTTTTGAAGGGGCTCAAACAATGACCTGGTGGAGATCTGCCAACCTCGGCACCGGCTCTAAGCGGGGCGATGCGATGGTCCGCAACATGCAGGCCTCGCTGGAACAACAGTACGGCCAGATGCAATCGCAGAAGCAGCAAGCTGATGCTGCTCGCGCAAGGTATGAACAGCAAACTGCAGCACAGACTGCAAGATATGAACAGCTGTTTATGCAGAATAAGTCTGCAGCTGAGACAGCTCAAAAGCAATTTGCTGAGCAACTAGAAGCAACCAAGACAGCCAACGAGGCAACTGTTGCTGGTCTCAACAACCTGTTGATTGAACAAAAGTCAGCAACAGAAGCTCAGGCTGTTGCCTTCGCTGAACAAACCAAAGCTGCTAACGCCCGCTATGAGGATCAGGTTGCTCGGTCTGCTCGCCTGGCTACCGCTTACGTTCCCGCCTCCCAGCAAACGGCCATTGCACCAGTTGCCGGTGATGCTCGCGTTGCATCCCAGCAGGTGCTGAAACAAAACCAGCTGTCCAACCTTTCCATCCTCAATAGCCCGCAGCGCACCGCTCAACTCGCTGGCCTGCAGATCGCCTGATGAAAGAAACCGCACAGCACCGCTTCGAGAGCATGACCCAGTGGCGCTCTGTCGCCCTGCGTCGCGCCATCGATAACAGCGCACTCACCCTGCCGACCCTGATCCCTGAGTCAGACCAGGCAGATCCGTTGTCGCCTACTTGGAACAACATCCCGAGCTTGTACCAAGGCGTCGGTGCACGCGGTGTCAATTCATTGGCCGCTCGCCTGCTGCTTAGCCTCTATCCCCCAGCCGTCCCGTTCTTTCGGCTGACGATGGACGCCAGCAAGATCAGGGATTACGCCGCGGCCAACGGTGGTCAAGAGGAGGACATCACCAGCAAGTTGGATCAGGTGTTGTCCAGCATGGAGCGGCAGATGCTGCGCCGGTTGGACCAGGTGCAGGCACGCTCTGCTGTGTTCGAAGCGCTGAAGCACCTGATCGTTGGTGGCAACGCACTGCTGTATTGCAGCCCCGAGAACATCAGGATGTATGGCCTACGCAGTTACTGCGTTGACCGTGACCCTGAGGGCAACGTGGTCGAGATCTGTTTGCGTGAACAGGTCAGCAAGAAGTTTGTACCGGGCAAGGCAGAGACAAACGACACGGAACCCAACGCCGATGTCTACACCCACGTTTCGATTGACCCCGACAATGACCGGGTCGAATGGTTCCAGGAACACGAGGGCAAGAAGCTCCCTAACTCCCAAGGCTTTAGCCGTTTAGACAACAGCCCCTGGTTGGTATTGCGCTGGGGCCGGGTAGCTGGCGAACCCTACGGTCGTGGTCTTGTAGAGAGCATGATCAACGATCTCCAAGCACTGGAGAGCCTGAGCCAGGCGATCGTTGAAGGCAGCTTGATCATGGCCAAGGCGGTTGGTCTGGTTAATCCGAACGGCACCACCCGCGCTGACGTTCTGGCCAAGGCAAAGAACGGTGCGATTGTTGCTGGCAACGCAGCAGACGTTGAGTTCCTGCAAGTGCAGAAGAGCAATGACTTCTCGGTTGCACTGCAGACAATGCAGATGATTGAGCGCCGGCTGTCGTTCTCCTTCCTGTTGAACGAGGCAGTGCAACGGGATGCAGAACGTGTAACTGCAGAAGAGATCCGGCTGATGGCGGAGCAGCTGGAGCAAGGACTGGGTGGTGTTTACACCGTGCTGGCTGAGGAGTTACAGCTGCCGCTGATCCGCAGGATCATGTTCCTGATGGAGAGGGATGGTGAGCTACCCCCTGTGCCGAAGGGATTGGTTGAACCCCAGATCACCACAGGTCTTGAGGCTATTGGCCGCGGCAACGACAAGCAAAGGTTGACTGAGTTTTTATCAACGATCGCGACAGCATTAGGACCCGATCAGTTCTTGTCGTACATCAATCCGACAGAGCTGATTCGTCGATTTGCTGCTGCTGATGGTATAGATACTGCTGGACTTGTCCGTAGTGAGGAAGAGCTACAGGCCGAGCAAGCTCAAGCTGAGCAGGCTATGTTGGCACAGTCACTAACACAAGGTGCCATTAGTAATGGATCAACCAACCCGCCGCAGATCCCGGCAGGCGCAGCCCCAGCAGCCGGAGCAACCCCAGCCCCAGTTCCAGGCGGGTGAGGCCAAAGAAAGATTCGCGGGCGGAACAGATAAGCATGACTATACGAACAAGCAAGACCCTGATCTTCCTGTAGGTAGCCGACGTAAACCGCTGCCTGATGGTGGCTTCATGATCATTACTGACGGGTTCCCTGAATGACTGACTCTGCTGCATACATGGCTGACACTGGTCGGCCCGAACAGGTTGCTGCTGAAGAAGCAGAAGCCGCCAAGGTTGCACAGGCAAAGGCGGAGATCTATGAGGAGAGAGCAGCTGACCCACCGAGTTCGCTCTCGGGGGATGAAAATCTCATCCTTGGGAAATACCAAAGTCAGGAGGAGTTGGTCAACGCTTACCAGAACCTTCAGAGGGAGTACACCAAACTGAAGGGTGAGAATGGCGTTAGTGATTCCGTTCCCGAAACAGCCCCGCCGCCGGTGGCACCGGAACAACAGGCTGAGCCTCATCCATGGGACGGTGTCAGCGAGGAAACCATTGCCACCCTTAGCAGCACACTATTTGACCAAGCTGGTGGAGAGTCTGAGTACAAGCGACTAGCCACTTGGGCATCAGACAACCTGGAGGCTGACCGGGTCAACGCATTCAACGATGCGCTGAGCAAGGCAGACACGATTGGTGCTGTGAATGCTCTCAAGGCAATCCAGTACGACTACACCATGCGGAATGGATTCGAGCCACGTCTGACTGGTGGTCGCGCCCCGGCGAATGACGTTAAGGGTTTCCAGTCAAGGTACGAGGTTACCCAGGCGATGAATGATGTTCGCTATGCGAATGATCCTGCCTTCCGCAGGGAAGTAGAACAGCGAATGGCGGCAACACCTAACTCGTTGTTCAACATTTGAGGTATAAAAGAGTCAGATCAACCAACCATTGATTGCGACTTGGGCCCGTTGCGGCGGCACCCCATGAGCAGCGTGGCGTAGGCAGATGGCCTCATCGGTTAATCAACCAACATCACTCTGTTCTTTAATCAAGGAGGCATGAAAGGTGGCTGCACCTAACATGACACTGTCCAGGCCCGGTGTTATTAACAATGACGCGGGTACATGGGCAAAGGATAATGCTCTTTTCCTAAAAGTATTTAGTGGAGAGGTCATTACCAGTTTCGCTAGAGAGTGCGTTTTTGGTGATCTTACCCAAAGCCGTACTATTCAATCTGGCAAGTCTGCCCAGTTCCCTGTTACTGGTCGTTTCCTGGCTCGTTATCACACACCAGGCAACATGATCATCGGTCAGGGCAACATGGCCCAGAACGAGGTCATCATCAAGGTTGACGATTTGCTTATCGCAGATGCGTCGATCGCTGACATCGATGACGCCAAGTCGCATTACGACCAACGCAGCATCTACTCGTCGGAATTGGGCAGGGCCATGGCCCGGGCATACGACAAACGTATTGCTCGTGTTATCACCCTGGCGGCACGAATCAGCACCAGTGACCTGACGGCAAACCTGCCTTCCGGTCTCTCTCCTGATGATCCGACCCGTACTGGTAGCCGCATCAACATCGACAAGGCCACCCCTACTGCGGATGATCTTGTTGCGACCGTGTTCTCTGCTGCAGAGGCTCTCGATCGTAAAGATGTGCCCCAGGAATCCCGCTACCTGGTGTGCGACCCAGCCAGTTACTACACGCTGATTCAGTCCAGCCGTGCAGTCAACTTTGACTTCAACCAGCAAGGTGTTAATGGCTCTTATAAAGAGGGTCAAATTGCCAAGCTGGCTGGATTCAACATCTTGAGTTCCAACCACATCAACCAAGGCAACGTCACTGCACCTACCGGTGAACAGGGCTACACCTTCGGCGGTTCGGACACCACGCTCTCCAGTGTGGATATGTCCAAGACCAAGATGTTGGCTTTCCAGAAGTCAGCTGTTGGTGTCGTCAAGCTCAAAGAGCTGTCGATGCAGATGTCCGGTTCGGACTACAACCTGCTCTACGCAGCAACCATGATGCAAGCTCGCCAAGCCTATGGCTGTGGCCCTCTGCGTCCTGAAGCCTGCGTTGAGATCCACAACGGCTAATAGTGGAATAAGTTCCACACTTCTTGGCAAGATGGGGGGCAGAGATGCCCCCTATTTTTTATGGCTATCAAAGTTGATGGAACTGCAGTCACCGGCGAAGTCGCTGGCTGGGCTACCAACGGAGAGTTGGACCCCATGGCCGACCAACCGGTCTACACGTTCAACGCCGCAATGACCAGTGCAACCAAATCAGCACCAACTAGCGACAACCCTCCCGGCTACAAAACAACCGGCTTTGTTGATGGCGCTACTGGCTTTGCAGGTTCTGGTGCTACTGGTCCTCTTGGTGCTGCTGTAACTCTCACCGCAGCAGACGCGCTTGGTATCTCTGTTGCCGGTGGTGCAGCTGCAGCCTCTACCAAGGAAGGTGTTGCTACAACCTCAGTCAATGGCTCCGGCGAGAACCTGACTGTTGACCTGACCGTGACCAAGGACGTTGGCGTTACTGCTGCAGCCGTCAAAGCAGTTGGTTCTGGCTACGTGAACAACGAGCAGATCAAGGTTGCCAAGGCTGACGCTGGCACCACCAACGACGTGATCCTGTACGTGAAGGGCTGATGACTGAGCTCGAAGCCGTCAACATCCTCTTGTCGGTTATCGGCGAGGCACCAGTTGACAAGCTCGCGACCACCAACACCAACGAAATCACCGATGCCTCCTTGGCACGGCGAACGTTGAGCGAGGTGAGTCAAGACGTGCAGGCAGAAGGCTGGGGTTGGAACACCAACTACAACGTGGATCTGGCAAAGACCGCAGGCAATGAGTTTGTGGTTGACGCCAACACGTTGTCAGCGGTGTTCTACCCAGACGCCTACCCGGACATGGAGTATGTCCAACGGGGTAACAGGATCTACGACCGGTACAAGAACAAGTTTGACTTTGGCACCACTGACTTCAACAAGCTGACGGTCAACGCGATCGTCATCAAGTTGGACTGGGAGCTGCTGCCGCACACCGCTCAGCAGTACATCGTCATTCGTGCATCCCGGATCTACTCCGATCGCTTTGTGAACAGCAACGCGATCTACATCTACACCGCTGCAGATGAGGAATACGCACGGGCCATGCTCATGCGTAGCGAGGAGCGCCACCAGGAATCCAACCTGTTGTGGGGCACCGACCTAGGCGTTAGCCAGGGCGGCGGTTACTTCCCTAGTGCAGGCCTTACCCGGAGACGCATCTGATGCCCAGGAAGAAGTCCAACCTGAATGCGCAGAAGGAGCCACCCAAGTCTCTTGTCCAGGCGCATATCGACAGCCTGACCCAAGGCGTCAGCCAACAACCCTCTCACCTCAGGCAGGTGGGGCAGGGGGAACGTCAGGTGAATGGTTGGTCTTCCCCGGTCAACGGGCTTACCAAGCGCCGGCCCACGCAGTATGTGGGCAAGGTTTTATCAACAGAGGAGAAGGACTTTTATCTGGAAACGATGCCGGTCCAATCGACCGAGCGTTACTCAGTGTTCTTGCGCCCGTTTGATGACAGCGGGACAACCAAGCTGAAGATCCTGATCACGTTGAATGGCCTGACGTGTGACATCAAGGTTCACGGCACAGGCATGAGCGTGAATGCCAACAAGGAGATCATCTGCGATAACACGTCTTACCTGTTCAACGAGAAAGATTACTTAGGCAAGTATGTCTTGATCAACAATGGTCCTATTGGCCTGCTGTTGAACAGAGAGAAAACGACAGCACTAGATACAACCAAGACGGCGGTACAGAAAACTGATTCCTTGATCTTTATCAAGGGCGTCAACTTCCAGGTGACTTATCAAGTCACGCTGGATGGCACAGAGCTCACGGCATTCACCACACCTGCAGCCGACGACGATCCAAACACCCTCAGCACCGACACGGTAGCCGAGGAAATGCGCAAGGTTGTCAATGCTGTCGATGGGTTCACTGCAACCCGCAGCGGCAGTGTTGTTCATGTGGTCAAGACTGACGGAACGGACTACAGCAT